CTCTACCTGTTCTTGTCATTTTAACGGCTTTACCACTTGATACATCTACAACCTCGTGTCTTCCAAATACTTCTATTTCCCATTCATCATTAGCAGCAGCTTGTGTAGAATCTGTACTACCTGCAAATCTAATCTCTAAACCACCTGCTAAAGATTGATAATCTCCATTAATTACTGCGTTAGTAATAACTTGTTGGTTTTTAAGTCCATCACCATCTTTAATATAAACATTGTATGTAGCCGTTCCTAAAACGCCACCAGTACCTATTTTAACCTTAATTAAATCATAAGTACCTGACCATTCACCTCTTGTATCTACAGGTCTAATTTTACCTGATGTATAAGTTACGTCTCTAACTATCCCTTGAGATGAATCTCTAGATACTTGCCAAGATAAAGCTGCTCTACCTTGATTAATGTTTTCAATGTTAAGACTAGCTTCTTCCATTAAAGCACTTGCAAGTTCACTATTAGGGTCGTGGCTTTTAATCATAAAATTAGCAGCTATCAAAGCCGTACTACGTATAATAATGTAATCAAAGTTACCTTCTTTATCCTTTAATGCTTCTTTAGGCATATTAGGATCAAGCATACTATCAAGGTATCTACTTGCATCAGTTCTATATTGAGTAACCATACCAGTAAATTCTTCTCCACCTTCCATCAATTTATCTAATGGAGTACTAGCCGAATAATAATAACATACATCTTCAGCAGAATTATAAAACCATTCGCCTTCAACATTTAAATCAGTATGTGCTGATTGAGCAGGTCCTAAATCCTCTCCGTCTGCAAATAATTGAGATACTATACCACTATTATGAGCAGCATACTTGTTACTTGAAACTTCTGTCCAACCATAAATTTGCTTTTTATTATCAAAACTATCAAGTTGAGGAAATACTCTCTTTAATTCTTTATGTGTACAATATATTGCTGCTGTTGCCATCTATTCTCCTACCATTTCTTACAAGACCAATATCTTGCTGTTGTCTTATCTTTAGCTGTTGCACATTTATGTCTTGCTCTAAATGATTTTCTTGCTTCAGGATTATTTTTTCTAATTCTCATATTAGGATCACCAAATGTAACCCTTTTAGTTCTTGTACCGTCTTTAACATATACTTGAAATTTTTTTCTTCCATAACTTGTTTGTCCTTTTCTGATACGAGAAGGACTATTTAATTTAACTGTTTTATTTTTATATTTAGCCATTATCTACCAACTTTCTTCATAGCTATTTTATGCGATTGTGTAAAAGTTTTTCCTTTACGCATAGAAGTAGTCATAGAACGTAAATGTTTGGCTGTATGGTGCGTTTTATGCCTTCTCATAGCAGTTTTTTGTCTGCCTGTAAGACCTCTCATACTAACACCTTTTACATAATCACTTTTAGGCATATCTTTTTTTCTTTCTTTTAGATTTTGTTTTTTTCTTTTTCTTTTTAGTTGTGTGATATGGCATTATACAAACCCTAGTATTTCTACTTCTGCATCTATTTTAGAATTACAGCTTCTAGCAGCTAATTCTGTTAAAGTGTTTTGTTCATCTGTTTCTGCATTAATACCACCACTATGAGCCGAATCATAATTAAAGCTTACTACAAATTCAGCATTAGCAGGTCCATTTAAATCTAAAGCACCTGTTTCGTAATTAATAGTTCCAGTCATAACACCGTTAATGTTACCTTTACCATCATCATAAGCAAAAGCACCTAAATTTTTATTTTGAACATAATCTGCTTTATTAAATACAGTATCATCAGGTAATCTCGCTGCTACTGCTGCTTCTATGCTGCCAATAGCAGGTAATCTACCAACTCCAAATGGCGTTGTACCTGATCCCGGAGCTGCTAAAGCTATAGCTGAATTTCTTGTTCTGTTTCCTGATGTAAATCTAATATCACCATTAACAATACCTACACTAACTGCTTTTTCAAATAAATTTCCTGATGTATAATATTGTGCATCAAGTGCTGCTTGAATTTTACTTATAACGCCATTGTTACCACCAAAGTTTAAATTACTAGCATCAGTTGTAAATGCTAAATTAGCAAATTCTGAACCACCATCAACTGTAATATTAAATTGATATGTTGTTGAAGCAGCTAAACCACTATGAGTTGAAGGCGTAATACCAGACAATCCAAACTCTTGATAACCATTACTATAAAGTTTTAAAGCTAAAGAACCTTTAACTATACCTGTTGGATAAGTAGCACTTCTACCATATCCAAATAAATTTTGTGCCGTATATCTACCACTTTTATTAGTTTGTACTGTACCTTCAGCATTAGCGTTATCGTGATATTTATCATAATCTTCTTGTGTGTTAAACCAAGGGATATAAACATTTGCACCACTTACAGCACCATTAGTACTAGAAGTTTGTGCATCTCCATCTGCTAATATAGAACCGTACAATTGTCTTTCAACTTGCATAACTGTAGCTGAATCTACTGATTTAACTCTCATAATTTCTATGTTAGTAGCAGTTGTTCCTGTTGTTGTTCCAAGCTGTATTAAATCGCCTACTCTAAAAAAGTCTGTATCATCTACAGTAACTTGTGTTTCACTATTTTCTAATTTTGCTCCAAGGTTAGCACCACTATCACCATATAACCTTCCACTATTAACATCATAACCACCCTTGTTGTCAATAGTTTTAGCATTAGCTGCCGAAGCATCTTCTGCATAACTTACCATATATTGATTAGGAAGAAGCATATATTCATTAGCACCAAGTAAATAAGAAAACTGTCTTACTGTTGTAGCAGATCCCGGACCTAAATCAACACTATTAGTTTGGTCAATGTTAGAATCATCTTTAAAATCTCTGACTTTAAATTGTAATTCCACTCCTATTGGACTATTGTTTTTAACAACAATTAATTTAGCACCTTTCATTCTAAGACCTGCTGCTGACGCAAGTCCAGTTGTACTTTGTCCAAATGTAGCTAAAACATTAAATCCATCTGCATTATCTACTTTTTGTTTTGATGTTATAATTTCTGTATATTGGTCAGACATTTCACAAAGATAATCTGCACCTTGTCCTGTCTGTATCGTTAAATTTGCTTCTAATTTTGCCATTATTATCTCCTAATCAAAGTGGTATAAAACCTGTGTGTTTAATCTTATGTCGTTTGTGTTTGTTTCATTTTCAACAAAACAAGCAATAACTTCTCCTGCTGATACAGCAGAACTATCTATTGTACAATCTACTGTTTTAATAACATTCCTATCTACTGCCGTTGCTTGTCCGTGTGCGAGTAAAGTCCCTCCTGATAAATTTCCGTCATCTGTGTCGCCATCATTACTCATTGTAAATTTATAAAGATGAACATTAATAACAGTATCTGTATCTGTATCTGTAGAAACCATAAACTTACAAGCATCTACAGTTAAGTTAATAGGCGCTATAAATAAATTAGCTATTAATTCATCAGTAGTTGCTCCTCCATCATAAGTAGTAGCAGGATCTGTGCCTGTTCCATTGGCAAGTTCAGTAGGTCCATTTAACATTACATATTTAACTAATCCTCTACCTACAAAATAATGTGTTCCTGCTGAAGGAACTAAATCATGAACATGAAATTCTAATATTTGTGTGTTAGCAGGAGTTGATGTTGATCCTACTTTTAATACAGAATTTGATGTATCTGCTTTACAAACATAATCACCACCTGTTCCTCTAACAGCAAATGTTGCTACAGTATTATCATTTTGTGGTTGAACAACCAAAGCATCATCACTTACACTTAAACAAGTAGCTGTACCTTCTCCATCTTCTATTTGACTATTTGAAGTAGAAACACCATTAGTTTCATCTGCTACCTTTAATAAACTTTTATATGTATTTGCTGGTGATTTTCCTGCTAAACTTCCCATTTATTCTCCATCAATCTTTTCAATAATTTCATTAATTTTACTTACAATAATTCTATACATTTCTGCTTCAGGTAAAGGTATCCCATCTTTTGCTACATCTGTATAAGGTTCTGAATTTGTATCAATTTTATCTATCAATCGTATTCTCCACTTATAGTTACTTCAAAGTATAAATCTTGGTTACCTGAAGTTGAATCTTTTTTATACATAACCCATAATCTATCTGTTGCTGAAAAATCATTACTTGATGATATATCAGTAGATGTTTTCATTTGTTTGTTTGAAATAGGAGTTATTGTATCTGTTACTCCGATTTGAGTTAAAGATGTGCTTGAAGCATTGTTACCAGCAGTTCCTTTAAATACATAAAATTTCAAAGGGTCAGTTAAACCTGTATCAAGAGCCCTACAAACTACATCTATATTTGTTAATGTTCCTGACGCTTTTGGAAAAAAAGCAGCAGAATAAACATCTGAATAAGTTATACTTGTTGGAGACGAATCAGCATTAGTCCATAAATGATAATTTGGATAATATTGAAAATAATAATTAGTTGAACTATTATTGTTTGTTTTATATCCACCTAAACTTTTAGTCCAAGTTTGAGCAGGAACAGAAACAGATATACCCTTAGTTGAACCTACAACCTCTAAATCTCCATTAATCTTAACTTTACCTTTAACACTATCATCAGGGTAGGCAGAAGCCATCTCAAGTGGAGAAGTCTTGCCACCTACCTTTAATGGTTTTAAATTAGACGACAAAGGATAACCATCACCTAAAGTGACTTCATTAACTAAACGATTACCTTTTGTCTTGTATGGCATTATTTATCTGACCTCAATCCTTTGATTAAACCTCTTAATGCTCCACCTACAAAATTATCCACTAAATCAATAAAATAAGGCTCTACAGTCTTATTCCATATACCTTTAGTAAATTTCCATTTAGATAGCCCTAAAGTCATAAATCTACCTGCTGCGAAGCATATACCCTCAACCCAAGCACAAATTTGCTTATTTGGTATCTTTTTTAGCATATAAAGTACAATCCCACCACTTGTTCCACCTACTAATAATCCTGCGTTATTTGATATAAAATCTAACATATTTATTTCTCCTTTATGATAGTTTCTAACATTTCTATACGGCTTTCAAGTTTTTCAACTTGTTTATCTAACTCATTAGGTTCTTCAACATAGTGAAGAATCTTGTCTAGTTTAAATTGCTTTGCGATAAGTTTTACAGCTCCTTGTATTATCAACTTTTGCACTAACATTTACCGTTCCCATCTATAATCTCACCCCATAAGGAAGTTTTGCCGTTTATTATTTGTATAATATGGACTGTAAACAGTCCTCCTTTGTAAAAATCTACTATAGCGAATCCGTGTGCCCAGTTAATTGGTCTACCACCAAGCCAAGAATTTGCTTCTTCTTTCATATCCTTCAAACATCCAATACTCCAAGCAGACTTAGGTCCGTCTTTATGAGTAACCGACATTTGTTGAAGGTCGTGCCAATGCCCATACATAATATTACAACCAAGTTTACGCAAATGGTTGGAAGTATGGTATTGCCCTCCATAATGATGTCCGTGATATAGGTATAATTTACCTAATTTTAAGTGTTTTCCAAAGGGAATATATTTATATCCTCTATCCTTTAGATTAACTGCATTAGCAAATTTATACTGAGGTATGTAAGGATACTTCTCTACAGCAAAGTTTAACCAGTTATCGTGGTTACCTTCTGTAATATACCTTTCCTGACAATTAACTTTGTCAAGAACCTCATCAATCTGATCCATACCAGCATTGACATCTTTTACGTCTTTTTCAAAATCTTCTATAAGGTATTCAAGTGGTGGAGCTTTCTTTCTTTTAAATCTCCAAGCACTAAATGCGTGCCATTCACCTACATCACCTATATCTACATAGGCATCAGGTTTGACTATCTCTATAGTCTTTTTTAGGCAATTTATAGCAGGTTGGTCGTGTAAAGGAAAATGTTTGTCAGGCGTTACTATTACTCTCTTAACTACGCCTCTATCCATCTACTTTATCTCACTTTTTATTTGTTTAATACGATATAAAAAATAAGCAATAATCACCATCATATACCCAACTTCTATTACTGGACTAAACATATCAATGCATTGAACTATATAACCACTTAAGCCAATCCCACCAGCTTTTAAACTTTCAACGTCCACTATCTACCTCTTTCACTCTATCACTTAATTCTTTTGCTCTATTAGGTGTTTGTCTTGCCCAAAGGCTATCAAGCATTTCTACAGACGCTTCTTCCCATTGCTTATTCTGTAAGTATGCTATTGTTTTCTTAAACTTAGAAACGCCAGTAACACCTAATTGATAACACATTTCCATAACGACATCTTTAATTTCTTGTGGCATATACTTATACCAACTAAACTTTAAATTAAT